TATATATTTTATATATACAATAGACATACAAAGAAATTTTAAAAATATTTCTCCACCACTCAAAAATAAAAGCATATAACAATAAATAAAGGGCATTTAAAAACGCCCCTTATTCAAACCGTTATAAAACATTATCAACCCACTCCTTATCTCTCCATTCCCACCAAGTAGCACCGCAAGTCACATCAAACATATAACGTAGTGTTTGCTTTATCTTACATCGCTCCAACCACCTTCTTTCGTTTCCAATTCGTTTTGGTAGGTATAGGTATTTACTTATAATCCTATCTTGTCCTTCTTTTCTATTATCTACTATTTTACATCTCATATTAAAACGTTTTATAACAATGTATAAAATCAATGAGGGGTCACAACTTACCATTCCGTCCTCCAAGCATGGTTACTCTCGGCAGCAGCAATAAGCCTTACCACTCCACCCTCACTGGTTTTATACTAATAGTTATTCCTTTATAAAACTACCATCTACTAACTTACCTTTCCTATCTTTAATCTCATTGTAGGCACTTTCTAAACACTCTTTATAGTTTATACCTAGTTGCTCACAAAGTATGATTAAAACGACTTGAATATCCCCTATTGCATCTATTGTTTCGTATGGGTCTTTCTTTAGTAATGCACTAGCTAACTCACCAACTTCTTCGGTTAGCTTAATAAACTGCTTAGGTGCGTTCTCTTCTTTGATTAGACCTCTTTCATTTGCCCATTCAATAACTTGTCTTTCTAGTAAACTTTTCATAATCTTTGTTTTTAATAGCCCATTTTATAGCAATCACCAACTTTTGGTATGCTAGATTCATTGTTAAAATTAAATTCTCTAAACTTTTGCATTTTATTACAGTCATTAATAGTTGTGATATGACACCAAAAATACGAACTCGTTCCCGATTGTGCATCACCTATCATATTAAAAACTTTATTACTTACAATTCTATCGCAATTACAATCCTCTACCGTTTGATTATTGTTTTGTGATATATCCTCTTTCTCGCAACTTAATATTGCTAATCCTAATCCTAATACTAATAATACTTTTTTCATAATTTTTATTTTTAAATTTCTACAAATATATTAATTTTTTCTTATCTGAAACAAAAAAGTACAAAATTAGTTAATAGTTATGCAAGTATTAACAACATCTACAAGCGAACAAAGTTTAAAGGTTACAACTAGAGAAAGTTTGACCTCTGCTGATTTAATTGCTTTAACAAATGAGAATACTAAGGTAGTTGAATACATAGCAATAGATTCTTATTCTGATGGTGGTTACTATACCATTGTGAACGCTCAATTCAATCTTTCTGAGGGTGTTTTTTATACGTTTAAAATAAAGAACGGAGGTACTTTAAACACACTACAAGCTGAAGATTATGAAGAGATTTTAACAGAGGCTAATGATGTAATCGAGTTGGATGGTGTTACAAGTACGCAAAGCATAAAGCATTACGGTAGAATATTTTGTACAGACCAACAAAACTACGATATAAATAACAATGAATACACTTCTAAAAGTAGTAATAACGATTTTCTATTCTTATGACAAACGACAATATTAAAATAGTAGAGCTTTCTACTTATTCTGCACCTGAGATAACTGAGGACAAACGTAATGACTGGGTAAATTATGGTGATGAGAATAACTACTTTGAATTTCTAATTGATAGATATAGAAACTCTACAACTAATAACTCTATTATAAACAACATTTCTAGACTTGTTTATGGTTATGGTGTTGGTGCTTTAGATGGTGCTAAAAAGCCTAATGAGTACGCTCAATTTATGTCTATATTTCAAAAAGAAGATGTAAGAAAGTTAGTATTAGAACTTAAAATGTTAGGTCAATGTGCTTTACAAGTACACTATTCTAAAGATAGAAAGAGTATAAAGAAAGTGTTTCATATTCCAGTACAACTATTAAGACCTGAGAAGTGTAATAAAGATGGAGAAATAGAAGCGTATTATTATAGTGATAATTGGAGTGATGTTAAAAACTACGAGCCTAAGAGATTAGATGCTTTTGGATTTGGAAAAAAAGAAGTAGAGATACTTTACATCCAACCTTATAGTGTAGGAATGAAGTATTTTAGTAATGTTGATTACTTAGGTGCTATTCCTTACACAGTTTTAGAGGAGGAAGTTTCAGACTATCTTATTAATTTAGTTCAGACTGGATTTTCTGCTCAAAAGTTAATCAACTTTAACAATGGGAGTCCTACACCTGAACAAAAAGACGAACTTTATAGAAGTGTTACCAATAAGTTGACTGGCTCTAAAGGTGCTAAATTAGTAGTGTCTTTTAATGATAATAAAGAGGCTGCAACTACAATAGATGACATTCCTTTAAATGATGCGCCACAACATTACGAGTATTTGAGCGAAGAATCACAACGTAAAATTATGTTAGGTCATAACGTTACTTCCCCATTACTTTTTGGTATTGCTTCAAGTAATGGTTTTAGCTCTAATGCAGATGAATTAAAGAATAGTTTTATCTTATTTGATAATCTAGTTATTAGACCAATGCAAGAATTATTATGTGATGCTTTCGATAAGGTCTTAGCTTTTAATGGTATCAGTCTTAATTTATACTTCCAAACTTTAAAACCTTTAGAATTTAACGATAGAGGAGTAAAAGATGAAAACCAAGAAGATGTTGAACTTTCTAGTCAAGAATTTAACTTAGATTCATTTTTAGCTGATTTAGGTGAACCAATGGAGCAAGACGGTTGGATTGTATTAGATGAAAGAGATGTTGAGTTAGAAGATGAAGAAACGCTAAACAATCATTTAGCTGAAATGAATGAAGAAATATCTGATAAGTTAGAAGCATCTAGTTTACTTTCTAAGGTGGTTAATTTTGTGTCAACAGGTACTGCAAGACCAACTGCGAGAAGTAAGCAAGATAAACTAGTTAAGGATAAATTTTTTAAGGTTCGCTATGAGTATACAGGGAATAAAAATCCTCAACGTGCTTTTTGTAAAGCTATGATGAAAGCAAACAAACTGTATAGAAAAGAGGACATCGATAGAATGAGTACGCAACCAGTCAACAAAGGATTTGGAGAGGGTGGTTCTGATTTAATAAATATTTTTAAGTACAAGGGCGGGGCTCGCTGCAGACATCGCTGGAAAAGAGTAACTATGATGCTGGATATTAACGAAGATTCAGACGAGTTTAAAAAAATAGGTACAAGAGCAGCAGAGATAAAAGGGTTTAAAGTTACTAATCCTTTTGAGGTTAGTGTGTACCCTAAAAATTTACCTTTGAAAGGTTTTAGTCCAAACAATAAGAATTTACCAAAAGATGTAAAATAATGGCAGAAGCACTACTTATACAACCAATAGATTTAAAACGATTTACTTTTGTAGATGGAAACCTCGATGTAGACAAGCTATTACAATTCGTTAAAATAGCTCAGGACATTCATATTCAATCTTACTTAGGCACAGACTTACTTAACAAGTTGAAAACTGATATTACAGCGGGTACATTAACTGGTGTTTATTTAACGTTATTAGAAACGTATGTGAAGCCAATGTTGATACATTTTGCAATGACTGAATATCTACCATTCGCAGCTTACAACGTTACGAACAAAGGTGTTTATAAAAGTACTTCTGAGAATGCTGAAAGTGTAGAGAAAAATGAGGTGGATTTTTTAATTCAAAAGTCAAAAAGTTTAGCAGATAATTATGCTCAAAGATTTGTAGATTATATGGTGTATAACCAATCTTCATTTCCTGAATATACAAGTAACACTCAAAACGATATTTACCCAAATCATGGTAGTGATTCGTTTACTAATTGGTATATATGAAACAAAAGAGCAAATATAAAGTTAAAGAAGAGAATATTAAGAAATTAGAATTATATCTAAAGAAAATCAATGGCACTAAAAAGAATAAGTGATTTAACAGCAAAAACAACAGAGTTACAACCTTTAGACTTATTAGAGGTTAGTGAGTGGAATGGTGCAACTTATGATACTAAAAGCCTAAGTGGTAGTGGTTTTATTTTGAATAAGAAAATAAGTTTAGCAGCAGTGCAAATAACAAATGCTGGAACTGTTCCTGTTTCTTTAATTGATGCTCCAGGTTCTGGTTTTGCTATTGAGGTAGTTAGCGCAATGTACAACTTTAAATATGGTGCTACTGCTTTTGATAGTAGTTCTTCAACTTTTGAGTTAATTACAGATACTGCTACTACAGAACAATTTAGGAGTGCTGGGATTCTTAATGGAACATCTAACGTTTTTAGGAAGTTCGATCAAATAAGCTCAACGACTACTCAAATAGTAGACAATAAGGCTTTAAACTTTGTCTTAACGGGTACAGATGCAACAGTAGGAGATAGCACTATGGATATATATATTAATTACAGAATAATAACGTTATAAAATAAAAAAAAATGAGTTTATTAAATTTAGATGTAATGGGTGCTAACAGGGGAGTTTACATTGTAAATGATACTACTGAAGCAACAAAAACAATAAAAGGTATCTTTATCCTAGAAGATACGGTAATTGCAACTTTAAAAGTGGGAGGAGTAGATGCTTTATCTTCTTATGTTTCGACACCAGCAACGGGAGTAAAAGCTGGGTGTTTTATAACTCCTTTAGACGGTGCTAATTTCAGTGGAATTACTTTAACAAGTGGTTCAGTAGCTTTAATTCTAGGTTAATGTTTGGTTACGGATTTAGACAAGTAAACAGAAGTATCTTAGGTGCTGGAGGTGGTGTTTCAACTCTTTGGGATGATTTACTAGCCTATTACACAGCAGACAACACACCTAATGATTCTTTGGGCAATTATAACGGTACTTTAACGAATGGTGCTACTTATGGCTCAGGGATTATTAATCAAGGTTTTAGTTTAGATGGAGTTAATGATTATGTTAATTTTGGTACTTCATTTCCTATTATAACTGGAGATATGACTCTTTCATTTTGGTTTAAAGGTTCTTTTCAAGATGCAAATGTAGGTCACTTAAATAGAATGGGTGGGGGTGGTTCTCGTGGTTTTTTATTTGGTTCAAATAATAGTAACAATTTTTTAAGATTTGACATTTCGCCAGAGGGGTCAACGTTAAAGCAATTAACTTATTCACATGGTAGCACTTTTTCAGCTACTACATGGTATCATGCAGTTGCAGTTTTCAAAACTTCTAGTTATATGCGTATTTACCTGAATGGCAGTCAAGTAGCTGAAGCAAATACTTCTGTACCATCTGCTCAATCTCAATCTAGTGGAGTGATTTTTGATGTAGGAAATAGAGGAAAGTTATTAGGTGTAACTGATGAAATAGGTATATGGACTAGAGCCTTAGACAGTACAGAAGTAACAGAACTATACAACTCTGGAGCAGGAAAACAATATACAACTGGCATAAGTTCTAGTTACATTTTAGATACTTACGGAAGTGCAAAGGTTGCTTATTCACTTAATCAACTAAGTTCAACGGCTACTTTATCATGTCGTGTTAGAAGAAGTTCAGATAATTCTGAGCAAGATATAGGGTTTGTTGCTGGAGATTTAGACACTACTTCTTTACTTTCTTTTGTTGGTGCTGGAGATGGTTTTGTAGTTAAAATGTACGACCAAAGTGGTAATGCTAATGATGTGACTCAAACAACGGGAAGTAGTCAACGTTATATTGTACAAAGTGGTGTTTTAACTGTTTACGGTGTAAATGGTAAAGCTTCAACTTTACGACAAAACCAGTTTTCAGGACTTGACCTTACAACTCCATTTTCTCAAACAAGCGAACATACTACAATAGCAGTATTCGACCATATTGGCACGACTGAGAGTTTAGGTATTTCGGGGAATACAACTCCTTACCCTTTATTTATATTTACTAACGAATCAATAAGATATTATGATACATCATTATTGAATTTTGGTACAACTACAACGGGTGAAAAAATAGTTTCATCATACAGAAAATCTGACAGTACAGTTAGAATGTATAATAACGGTTCACAATTCGGAAGTGATTTGACTGGTTCTACTTTAAGTACTACTAACTATACTCAAATTTGGAATAGGGCAAATAATGCTAATCAATACGCAAGTACGACAATTCTTTGGGAGTCAGATTTATCGGCAAACATTAACGATATTAACACACAAATAAATAATTATTATGGCATTTATTAACGGATATAAATTTAACACAATAGCAGAGGTAAATGTAGCTATTGAACAAGTTAACACGGATAACAATTTTACACCAATACAAGGTAACGTTACACAAACTTTGGTTAGTGCTATTCCTTGTACTTTCGATGGTGCTAGTTTTTACGTTATTGAGTATAATAATTATAGTCAAGTGTTAGGAGAGCCAACTGAAATAGAAATAGATTAATTATGGGATACGATATACGACCAATAGCAGAATTAGAAACATTTGATTACTCACTTTGTAGTGGGTTTTCAACAAAAGATACAGTAAGAAAATCATTAGATGGACAATTTTTTGTAGTAGAGGGTGAAAGTTTCAACACTTACACTCACGCTCAAATGTTAGTTGAAATGGCTAAAGTGAATTGGACAAGCGAAGAAACAACAATTTAAAAGATAAAATGGGTAAATTTAATTTCACACAAAGATATAAAGAAACTTCAATTATCAATCCTACTGATGGCTTGATAATTGACGAAGTAGGTAGCAACGTGCCTAAAAGAGTATCTTACAGTGATTTTACTGAATCTGTTGGTAGTTCTGTTAGTGGGTCGTGTGGTTATTCACATACGGGTGCATTTGCGGGTAAACCTCTTTCAAATAGTTATGTATGGGAAGCGGGTCAAGGCATAAACTACTCTCAAACAGATGTTAATAACGAAATATACAAAGTTTTATCTCTTGATAATACAGTGCATTTAGCAGTTGACAATCCATATTGGACAACTCCTGATGTAACAAGTTTACCTAATGTGGGGTTGTTTAATGGTTACGCTTTACCTCCGAATGTAGATAGCTTATTTGATTACACTTATGACTTTGATACAGAATATCCATC